GCGCATTAATAAGGTAGTAACTACAGCTGGAAATGCTGTTGGTAACGTTACGTTTACTCGTGGCGCAACGGTTATTGCTAAAGTAAATGCTGGTATTGGTCAAACACAGATGGCGGTATACACTGTTCCTGCTGGATATACGTTTTACCTTACTTACTTTCAAGCAGATGGCAATACAACCACAACTTCAGGTGCGTATATGAATACTCGCTTGAGAACAACTCTGCGCCCTTCTGATGTGGTGTTGATTTCTGGTCAAACTACTTATTTAACTAATTTGCAGTTACCATATGGCGTACCAGTAGAAATCAAAGAAAAAACTGATTTTGAGTTTCAGTTCTTAGGTTCTGGCGGCGCAGGTGCCCGTCAAAACTGTTATGCAGGTGGTTATATAATTAAAAATTCAGGGCCATTATAAAAATGGAAACGACTCAAGCGCAGGGTTCATATAATTTAGTTGGACGGAAGGTCATGATTGGTCTTCCAACTTACGACTTTAAAGTCACTGCAAAGCTAGCTATTTCGCTGGCTTCTTTTTGTGTACGTGCAACACAGCACGGGGTAGATATTCAGATTTGTAATATTTCTGGATGCTCAGTAGTTTCTCGTGTTCGTAACTTGATTGCAAAAGACTTTTTAGATTCAGACTGCACTGACTTGATGTTTATTGATTCAGATATTAACTTTGATTCTGAAGATATTTTCCGCTTAATGGCATGGAGTAGCGAGCCTAAAAAAGGAATTGTTGCTGGTATTCCAGTAGCCCGTAAAAAAGGCAAGACATATATTTCTACATTAGAGACCGACGAAGAAGAAAACATCCTAATGAACTATATGGGTTTGGTTAAAGCTAAGCGTGTAGCTACTGCCTTTATGATGATTCGCAGGGAAGTATTTGAGAAATTAAAAAATGCGCACCCAGAGTGGGTATACCATGACGAGAAAAAAGTTGGTGACGAAGTTATTGCATTCTTTGACTTTGCTCTAAAAGATGGGCAATATATCGGTGAAGACTTTTTATTCTGTGATCGTGCTAGAGAATTAGGCTATGAAGTATGGATTGACCCTACCATTAAGTTAGGTCATATGGGGATGGAAGAATTTGCTGGTGCTTTTGGTGAAGACTACCTGTATCCATTAATGAAGTCTATTGACTCTAAAAAGGACGCTGCATAATGGCCACTAAAAAGAAAACCCCTTCTTTAGCCGTAGGCCGTGGTGAAAAGTTACCCGTTTCTAAAGGAGCTGGTCTTACGGAAAAGGGAAGAAAAAAATATAATGCAGCTACAGGCAGTAATTTAAAAGCCCCACAGCCTCAAGGTGGATCCCGTAAAAAATCATTTTGTGCTCGTATGTCTGGTATGCCCGGACCTATGAAAGATGAAAATGGTAAACCAACCCGCAAAGCCGCAAGCTTAGCCCGATGGAAATGTTAGCATGACTTTAGACGACCAAACCAAAATAGAGCTAATACAGCTTGTACAAACAGCTGTAAAGGCAGCGGTTGAGCAGCACCCCCTTTCTCCAGACGAAGTACATTGGGTACGTATGGCTATTCAGGCAGAAGCAGAACGTGCTGAACTACGTAAGGCTATTATTAATAAAACGCTAGCCGGTTTAGTTTGGGTTGGTATTGTTGCAGCAGGTAGTTGGTTGGTTGATTATGTCGTAGCACACTGGAAATAAAATGCCAAGCACAAGTAAAAAACAAGCTCATCTAATGGCTGCAGTTGCACATAACCCTGCATTTGCTAAAAAAGTAGGAATCCCACAATCCGTGGGAAAAGAGTTTAACAAAGCCGATAAAGGCAAAAAATTTGGGAGTGGCGGCATGGCTAAGAAAGATATGGAATCAAAATCAGAAACAAAAAAAGAAATGGCAATGGATAAAAAGCAAGACGTTGCGATGATTAAAAAAGCGTTTAAAGAACATGATGCCCAAGAACACAAAGGTGGTAAAGGCACATCTTTAAAATTAGCCAAAGGTGGCATGAATATGAAGAAAAAACCAGTTAACCCAGCTATGGCAATGATGGCTGGCCGTGCTATGCGTACCCCTGCACCAGCTCCTATGCGAGCACCTATGGCTCCTATGGCAGCTCCTGCAGCACCTATGGGAATGGGCATGAAGAGTGGTGGTCGTACACCAGTTAAAGGAGATCACGCTGTTCAAAAGAAAGCTAAAGTTGGCGCTAAAATGATTAAGATGGCATCTGGCGGGAAAACTGCACAATTAAACAAAGCCAATGGAGTAGCAATTAAAGGCAGAACAAAAGTAACTGAAGTTAAAATGGCTTCTGGTGGCCGCAAGAAATATTGTTAAGGAAATAACATGAAAAAGACTAAACGCTACGATGACGGTGGATATACAGGAGATGATCCAATTGTTAAATATCGCATGGGTATGATTGATGATAAAGGTAATGATATTACTAAACCTGCATCCCGTGATTTTGATGAATCATCTGCTTCATCTATAGATTTACCAGCTGCAAAATCTGTTGAGCGTACAGTGGTTAAGACTAAAGTTTCTCCATCAAGAGATTTTGATACAACCGATAAATCTGTTGCTACTCCTAAAAAATCCGCAGTAAAAGAATTAAAAGATGTTATTAGCGCACCATCAATGCCAAAATCTTTTAAAGAGTCTGGTGGCAATATGTCTCCTAAGAAATCATCTTCTAATATGCCTTCTATGAGGATTAGTTTGCCAGATCCACTTTCTGGATTTGATTCAAAGGGCAAACGTGTACAAAATCGTGACTTTGATTACAAAAAAGGCGGTAAAGTTTCTTCAGCATCTAAACGTGCTGATGGTATTGCTATGAAAGGCAAGACTAGAGGAAGAATGGTTTAATCATGGCTGTTCAAGACCCAAACAAATTAGTTGCTGACATTGATCGTCAACAAAACGAAGAAGATTTAGCTAATCTAAACAAGTATATTGTTGATCCAGCTAAGGCTGCTTATAAAAAAGTCAAAGAAGGCATAATGGGTACTGAAGCTCAAAATAAATATTACGAAGACAAGGAAAAAGCTGCTAAAGCTAAAAAAATGTCTAAGGGTGGGTCTGCTTCATCTCGTGCCGATGGTATTGCTATACGTGGTAAAACTAAAGGAAAGATGTGCTAAATGCCAGAATACACCAAGGAAGAAGTTGAGCGGGCTAAAGCTGATGTGCACAAAATTGCAGAAGAAACAAGAGCAAAAGCTGAGGCTGAACGCCCACGAACCTATACTGAAAGACTGCAAGATATGGGCAGATTGCCTAAAGGCGGTGGTTCGGGTGGCGGCTCTGGTGGAGCAGAATTAAAAAGCATTATGAATCCAAAGGCAATGAAAGCCGGAGGTAAAATTAAGTCGGCATCATCCAGAGCAGACGGTTGTGCTATTAGAGGAAAGACAAAAGCATGAGAGCTTCAAGAGGAATGGGTGCTATAGCCCCATCCAAAATGCCCAAGAAAAAGGTTATTAATAGAACAGATAACCCAGACGAGGTTGATCTTTACGCTAAAGGTGGATCAATTAAACATTCTGGACCAATACAAGTTTCTAAAGTTCCTGGCAGTATGGCTAATATTGTTAGAAAGATGTTAAAAAATCCAGGAAAATTAACTGCTGCTGATATGTTTGCTAAAGGTGGTTTGTATGAAAATATTCATAAAAAGCAAGCACGTATTAAATCTGGCTCTGGTGAAAAGATGCGTTCTGTTGGATCTAAAGGTGCGCCTACTAAAGCGGACTTTATTAAATCTGCTAAAACTGCAAGGAAAAAATAATGGCAACTAAAAATTGGATCAAAGATGCAATTAAAAAACCTGGTGCTTTGCACAAAGACTTAGGTGTCCCGACTGGAAAAAAAATTCCAGCCAGTAAATTAGCTGCAGCTGCAAAAAAACCCGGCAAGGTGGGTAAGCGAGCTAAGCTGGCGGAAACCCTAAAAGGATTAAAAAAATGAAAGATTATATTGAACGGCAAATGGAAATATCGGATAAGTTGTTCAAAGTAATGTTTCAAGATCATAACGAAAGAATTAAACAAGTAATTGACTGGGCAGAAATGAACTCAGGACTAATTAGAAAATTAGAAGAAAGAGACGCTGAAATTGTTAAATTAAGAGCAGAAATAGCGTCAATTAAAGCAACGGAAAAATAATGGCATCTACTTCAGGAACCGCAATATTTAACTTGGACCTTTCCGAATTGGTCGAGGAAGCGTTTGAGCGTTGTGGTTCGCAATTACGTTCTGGATATGATTTAAAAACTGCAAGACGGTCTTTAAATCTAATGAGCATTGAATGGGCTAACCGTGGCATTAATTTATGGACGGTGGAAGAATGCTCTATTCCCTTGGTTACTAACCAAGGAATTTATAACGTACCAGTAGATACTATTGACATTTTAGATTTAGAAACACGGACAAGTAATGGAAGCATTTCTAATCAGACTGATATTAATCTTAGCCGTATATCTGAGTCTACTTACGCTACTATTCCTAATAAGTTAACTACTGGCCGCCCAGTACAAATTTACTTTAATCGTCAGTCAGGCAACGAAGATACCTCTACAACTATTTATTTGGCATCAAGTATTAATTCTACAGATACTTCAATTACCCTGGCTACCACTGATGGATCTGTAGTAAATTTGCGCTCTACTGGTTTTATTAAAATTAATAATGAAACAATTGCTTATACCAACTTGGTAGGTAATGTCCTTACAAATTGCTGGCGTGGTCAAAATGGAACTACTGCAGCTGCCCATACTGGTGGCGTAAATAACCTTATTACCACTCAATATTTACCATGCGTTAATATTTGGCCTACTCCAGATAGCGGTGGTGGCCCATATACTTTGGTTTATTGGCGTATGAGACGTGTTCAGGATGCTGGAACGGGTGTCAATGTACAAGATGTTCCATTTAGATTTATTAATTGTATGGCAGCTGGTTTATCTTATTTTTTAAGCGTAAAAATTCCAGGAATTTCGCCAGAACGGGTATTATTTTTAAAACAAGATTATGAAGACCAGTTTAATTTAGCAGCACAAGAAGATAGGGAGACTGCCCCAGTTCGATGGGTGCCTCGTAATTTGTTTTATTCGAGGTAAAAAATGCCTTCAAATTTTGCTTCTGGTAAATATGCAATTGCGGAATGTGACCGATGTGGTCAACGGTTTAAATTGGTACAGCTCAAAAAGCTGACAATTAAGACCAAACAGGTCAGCATAAAAGTATGCCCTGAGTGTTGGGAACCTGACCAGCCTCAGTTACAATTAGGTATGTACCCGGTCAATGATCCCCAGGCAGTACGGGAACCGAGACCAGATACAAGTTATTATGCATCAGGACAAACGGGTTTACAGACCCAAAATGGTAATGGGACATCCATAGATCAGAATGGATACCAAGCCGAAGGTAGTCGAGTAATTCAGTGGGGCTGGGGCCCTGTTGGTGGTGCAAGTAGTTTTGACACAGTTTTAACGCCAAATTACTTGATTGCGATAGGGCAGGTAGGTACAGTAACAGTAACAGTTAACTAGGAGTAAATTATGACATTTAAAAAAGGCGCCAACGGTATTGAAACCCAAGGCAAAACAAAAGGTAAAAACTTAGGTGATTCAGGCCCAAGCGTAAAAACTATGAACGGCCCTATTAAGAACACTGTTGGCAAAACTAACGCTAACATGAAGTCTATGGGTCGTGGTATGGCTAAAGTATCCGCTCAGAGAGGTCGTTAATTATGGCTATCAATAATAAACCAGCTAGCACATATGCTAAGCCACATACTATGAGTGGTAAAAACATTGACGTTAAAGACAGCGTAGTTAAAAAAGGCAACCCTGTAGAAGCAATTAAAATCTCTCTTGGTAGCCAAGTATTCAAAAGCCAAAATGATGAAGTTAAATCCGATGGCATTAAACAACGTGGTCACGGCGCTGCAACTAAAGGCTTTACATCTCGTGGGCCAATGGCCTAGTAGGGTTAACCCGAATGAATTACGTTCAATTATTCCAAGCCATTCAAGACTATTCTGAGAATACGGAACAGCTATTTGTTTCTAATATTTCTCGGTTTGTTCAAGAGGCGGAAGACCGTATATACAATTCGGTTCAAATACCATCGTTACGCAAAAACGTGACGGGTACTATTACGGCTAATAATAAGTACTTAAGCTGCCCCAACGACTACTTGTCTACGTACTCGATAGCGGTAATCAACCCGGATACTAGCTTTACTTATCTGCTTAATAAAGACGTAAACTTCATTCGTGAAGCCTATCCAACCCCAACGTCCACTGGTACACCTAAGTATTACGCATTGTTTGGTTCTCAGTATTCAAGTCCTAATGAGATGTCTTTCATCATGGGACCAACACCCGATGCAAACTACAACGTAGAGCTACACTATTTCTATTATCCGGTCTCTATTGTGCAAGG